CCTTGGAAGCGGTCTAACCACACTTAGCGGTGGTCCAGGAGAGATCTTTAGATTCCAGGAAGATAACATTAGTCTTTCAGAGGCATAATGATTGATCCAGTAAACCGTCACTACGGAGTCTACCGTGGCATTGTTAAGGATAATAAAGATCCTCAAAATCAACGCCGTTTAAAAGTTTCTATTACTCAGACTACTGGTTCTGCAGTTACTGAATGGGTTTGGCCTTCTAATGCAACCGCAAAACCCCCAGCAATTGGTCAAGGTGTTTATGTTTTATTTATCGGTGGAGATCCAGAGTACCCAATTTGGTTAGGAACATTTGGTAAAGGAAGTAGTACATCAGGAACAGGCGAAGGCGGAGGTGAAACTCCCCCTGCAGGTTTATTTGCATATGGTGCTTTTCACGACGAAACTACCCAGAGTGCTAGTTTAAATTCTGCTACAGCAGTTAAGTTAGGTAAGACTGATTTCTCTAGCGGTATAACGGTGGTGAATCAAACAAAACTTACTGCTACTTACAGTGGTGTTTATAATGTGCAATTCTCTCTTCAATTACACGCCTTATCAGGCGGTGGAAACGGAACAACTGCTCAAATTTGGTTAGACAAAAATGGAGTGGCTGTACCTCAATCCAACACCAAGGTATCTGTAAATAACAACAGCCCATACGTTGTTGCTGCATGGAATTTTTTTGTAGCCTTAAAGGCAAAACAATATGTACGCCTTATGTGGGCAACAGACAATACTCAGATAAAAATAGAGGCGTCTAGTGCTTCACCAGGACCAGCAATACCTAGTGCCATAGTAACTATGGCTCAGATAGCCTAATAGTTCAGGCAGTAAATAGGGGGCAAAGACGAGAAAATGACCTAGTAGGTTGAAAGGAAGTTAAGTGACCGCACAGTATCCCGCTGCCGTAAAGTCGTTTACCACCAAGGTAGACTTTACTGACACTATTCTTGCTGAACACGTAAACACTCTTCAGGAAGAAGTTCGTTCCTTACAATCAAATCTTGGTACTTACATCAGTGTTGGTTCTGGTTGGGTCGGTACTTTTGACCAAATAACAACAAATTGGGACAGCCTCAAAGATCGTCTTGCTAACATTGAGTACGGTCTTAATACTGTCTATACAGAACGTCTTCCCTCTGGAGGATCTACTGGTCAAGTTTTAGTTAAAAGTACAAATGATAATTACGATGTTGAGTGGGCAACCTTTGATGGTTTACCCTCCCAATCAGGTAATGATGGAAAGTATTTAACAACAGATGGTTCAACAGCGTCATGGGCCACAGTTGCTCAAGGTGGAGAGACAATCAGTTCATTCTTACTCGCTGGCTGCTAAGGGGCACTAAGTCGTGACTAAATACGGTATAGGTTATTACGGAGCATCAAAGTACGGTGCTACGGCACTGTTGCAATACTCAGTACAACCAATGTCTGTATTGGTTTCTTCCAATGCTATTGCTACTGAATTTCGTAAGGTTTCAATTTATTGGCAATCACCAAATGGAGACTTTTCTCGTTTTCGTTTAGTAAGAAGTCAAGTAGGATTTCCAGAAACTGCTGAAGATGGCGTAATTATATTTGATGAATTTGCATCTGCTGGAACTGTGTCTAGATCTTCCTTTGTTGATGGAGAAGATAATCCTGGAGATATCCCATTAGTATCTGGACGTCAGGTTTATTACAGAGTTTTTCTTTTTACTAATGAAAAAGTTTGGGTAAATGCTGGAGACATTACTGCCATCATCCCTAGTGATCATAAGGCACATCAACAACTTATGGATTCACTTCCAAAAGTATTTACAACACAAGAGCAAAGCCCATTAGGAGTAGTTGATTACTCATCTGCTATTGCTGACTTTCTTTGGGGTTTTTCATTTACTATGGAAGAATTCTATACACTTCTTGATCTGCTTCGACCACGTCATACAGGTCTAGAGACACCGTATGAACTTCTTCCTGCAGAACAAGGTAACTTAGGTTTAACTCCAGAACCAGGACTTCCAACTAAAAATCAAAAGAGATTAGTTCGTGAAGCAAATTATCTTTACAGCCGTAAAGGAATTAAATCTGCAGTTGAAACATATGCAGAAGCATTAACAGGTTTTGCTCCTACAATTACTATTTCTGAAAACCTTTTACTAACTGTTCAAGACTCAACTTTTTATGAGACTGTTGGAAACTGGGTTGCAACTAATGCAACACTGTCCTCTTCAAATGAACAAGTACCAGCAACGGGAACTAACGTAATTGATACTGTCTATACAGGAAAAGTTATTGCATCAGGTTCTGGATCAATGGTTCTTGGTGGGTCTAATCCAGTTACAAAAGGAGTTCCTGTAAAACCAAGTACACAGTACACTGTATCTTGTAAACTTAAATCACCAGCAAGTGCGGGAAATATAACTCTATCAGTTCGTTTTTATGACCTTAATGGAGTTGCTACTTCTGCTGCTCACACTGCCTCCGCAGTTTCTGCTAACAACACCTGGAAGACAACATCACTAACCGCAACAACAGATGCCACATCATCTTATGCAATTATCACAATTGCATATAGCGCATCAGGAACTTATTACATTGATCAAGTATGCCTTCAAGCAGGGGCATCTGTAGTGTATGACGAGGCTCGTGCAGTAGACATGTTTTTAAACCCTTCTAAGACTAACTACGTTAATAACCCATCGTTTGAAGATAATGTAACGGACTCTTGGACAAAGACAGGATCTGCCACAGTCTCACAAAATGTTGACGTTTCAGATCTTGCATACTCAGGAAGTAAAAGCGCAAAGATTGTTGGCACAGGTCCCTGGACTTACACCTCTAATACAATTCCAATTGAAGAAGGAACTTATTACACAGCATCTGGACTCATAAAGTCCGATGCAGATGTACAGGTTACTTTTGTGGGAAGAGATAGTGGCGGAACAATAGTTGAGACTGAAGATCAATTTGACATCGGAACAACAACTGATTGGTCTAGATTTTCTATTACACATTTGACGGATGCTTTTGACGCAGGTGTTGCAACTTATGAGATTGTTTTCTCAGGGGATTCTGGAACGTTCTACCTTGACTGTATTCAATTTGAAAAAGGAACTAGAGCATCAGATTACTTTGACGGTAACCTTCCAACAAACTATGGAACAGTCTGGGAAGACTCATCAAACAACTCTCACTCTCACCTTTATCCCAATAAACCAACAAAGGTCCCACGTCTAGGTAGGACTTTGATTGACTGGTTGCCTATGGATTCATTCTGGCGCCTTCGTACTTATGAAGGAATTGAGTACACCAACACAACGGTGTAGGCTCTGGGTCATGACTGACCTACTTATCTCTACCCTCATGACTGGGGCCGCAGTTTTCTACGCACTTGAACTGATTGATCTTGTCAATCAAAACTTCTTTAGCAGAGCAACTATGAATCTAGTAGTATCCGCTCCGCTTAGTCTTGGATGTCTATGGCTATTTGGTTACTGGGATCGAACATTAATCGTTACAGTTCCAGCCGCAACATTTGTTTCTTTAGCAATTAATGTATTGATCAATAGACCAACAGCAATACAACAGCCACGACTACCACGACTTTACTAGGGGGATAAATGAACGTTGCAGTAGTTTCTTTTGAGGATATTTGCGTCGACGAAGGGGTAGAAAAACTCATAGAAAAATACGGCAAAGACATTAATGTTTTTCTTCCTGTAACAGGAAAAGAAAATCACTTTGCTGAAAGTGTTATAGATATATGCAAAGCATATGATGTGAAGGTAACGTGCTTTATCACTAACGCTATGGGCATAGATCACCTACTTTTAGACTCAGACGACATCGTTATTACCGATAACCCTGTAAGAGAAATCATTAGACAGATGACAGTTAACGACGCCATCGGAGTTGTCTGGGATGATTCGCCACAGGCTCACTACATCCTTGCGGCTGTTGAAGACTTTGGAGTGGATGTCTGGGACATCACCGAGGGACTTGACCCTATTGAAATTGATTACGACGATCACACAAGCGATGACCTGTATGAGATTATGGCTACATCTATGCTGACCTTTGTTCATGCAATGGCCGAGTTTGTTACCTCTTCCGTTTTAGATGCACTGTCAGAGTCAATTGCTGAAAGACTTCAAGAGGCTGATGGTCGTGATGTCTCTCCCTTTGGAGACGATGAGGCGTGAGATTCCCGCAGGAGGCTTTTACGGCTGGGTTGACCGATTATCAGTTCCGACTACTTGTGACCATGTGCCACTTAGCGGGCTCCAAAGGCAGTTTTAAGGCGTCTGTAGCAGAACTTGGTAGACAGACTGGCAAGTCATCAGACAGAACTGTCAGAACGGCCCTCAAAGCCCTAGAATCACATGGCTTGATTTCTAGGATGTCAACCAAAAGAGCCAACGGATTTAAGGGCATGGATCAGTACAAGATACTGACGGAAAATTACCGCACTGCAGGTGCAGAAAATTACCGCACCTCACATGACTATAAGTCAGATAGCCATATAGTCAATAAGCCATTAGTACCTAATAGCCAAGATAGTAATAAATTAAAAGAATCTGAAAACACAAGTGTTTTCACTAAGGAGATAAAGGTTCCTATGAGAAAATGGGAGGATGATGGAGAAGATCTGGCAGGCTTTGGACTTGTCGAAGAGCGAGAAGTACCAGCAGCAAAGATTCGAAAGACTGACCCAAAGACCCGTGGCAAGCGACCACAGCATGAGTGGACCGCTATGGACGTGGCTGCTGAGTTTAGTTACCAGATCGGGCGCCGATATCCTTTACTACCAGGCACGGTCAATGTCGGTAAACTCGCAGGAGCACTCCGCAAGTTCAGAACCCAATACCAAACAACCGCACTCCTCGAACTAGAGTTGCTCCGTCTGTTCATGGCGGATGAGCGGAACTTTCAGAACGTTGGCGATGAGGGCCCTAATCTCTACAAGTTATACCTTGCATCATTCGGCAAGAAGTTAAATCAAGCACGAGAGAACCTTGGACTTGGCAAAGTTAACGCACCAGTAGATACTGTGGTTAAGATGGGCACACTGACAGCCAGCGATGGCCGTGTATTCCAGAACTCACTATCTGGTCGTGCACAATTAGAACGTTACGAAAAACGATTAAAGGAGAATGCAAATGGTTAAGAAAGTAAGCAAGACATTCACAGCATCACTTAACAAGAACGACGTCAAAGGTGGCGCATGGATGGCGATTGTCACCGTTACAACAGAAGGTATTGAAGGATCAGAAGTACTGAACATGGCAGCATGGGCAAACGCATCAGCAGGTAAGCGTTGGATCAAAGAGCAAGTTCAATCATTAACACCTCGCAAGAGTGTCAAGATGGTTGCAGGCGATAAGGTTGACGCAAAAAATAAACCTACAACATTCACTGGAGCAGTAGCCTTCAAGGCGTAGCAATTTAACTGGGGGGATCATGTACGACATCAATGGGTTGTCAGCGATTAAGAAGCACTGGCTACTTCGCACATCAAATATCCCACGTCGCTTTTTAGGGCTAGAGCCACAGGACATCATTGATCGTTCTGGAAACTTTCCTGCTGAAGTAGCGACGTGGATTGACGACGCATCTCACGGTCATGTCATAAAGCAGATTGGCAACATAGGTACAAATGGTGTTGGTCTTTTGTTTGATGGCGGTCCAGGCATCGGCAAGACAACACACGCAGTAGTTGCTGCTATGGAGTTTGTGCGTAACCTTCCTGACAATGATGCAGAGGCAGCGAAGATACTAGGCATGAGCCCTAGTGACTACGGTTTAAGTTCTCGTCCCGTGTACTACATGACCTATCCAGAGTTTCTATCTAAAAAGAAATCAACATTTGATCACGATGTCGATGACAAAAAGAAACTGATTGCAGAGATAGACGGCTTACACGGTCGTTCAACTCTTGACTTCTTAAACGTCCGTGTACTTGTTATTGATGATCTGGGTAAAGAATATGGCTCTAAGTACGACGACACTTCATTTGATGAGATATTGCGATTGCGCTATGACAAAGCGTTACCAACAATTGTCACAACAAATGTACGTCTAGAAAACTGGGAAGCAGAGTACAAAGAAGCGATGGCGAGTTTCGCCCACGAAGCATTCATCCGAGTACCTATCATTGGTTCTGACCTAAGAGCAGCGCAATGAAAGGGATGAGCATGGAATCTCCATGGCGTACAGTGCAACTGTTTATCTCATCTCAGGCTGCAGGCGTGTTTGAAGTTGAGGTCGATACAGGAACAAAAAAAGTTAGATGCAATTGCCCTGTCTGGCGCAAGAGCGCTAAGTGCAAGCACGTTAACTTTGTCAACAATAAGATGCGTTATAACAACGGGCACTATTCAATCCTAGTTCCCAACGATGTCTCTGAGGAGTTAGCGTTAAACGCCAGCGATGACCCAAGTAAGTTTCGTGACTTTGTAGTTAGGTATGCTAAAGTCGAGGTACTATGAAAAACGGAGACATATCAAACGTCTCCTCTCCGCAAGTAATCTGTGTTACAGATGTAGTCATTGGTTTAGTCGAAGAGGAGACTAAGAAACTTCTGTCTACAAAAATTACTAACAAGGTTGGCAAGATAAATTTGCAAGAAGCAAATAAGTTATGGATCCTCGCAAATAACTACGGCATCTCTTTAGAGTTGGCTGGGTTTCAAGATTTAGGTTGGACTGAAGAGTTACTAGAAAAAGCATTTGAAAAATTAGAGCGCCAAGTTGTTAATCCATTTAACTATTGGCAACTCTATGAGAGTGTAGACGAGTTGGTTGCAGGGCTTCCATACCGTGCTAATCTACGGGGCGTGATCGATGTCCCAGGTAGAGTTGCACGATACGGGTCAGCAGGAGTACAAATAGATAATCTGTAAGAGGGGGCATTAAATGGCATCAGACAACGAACATCGTCTGGTCAGCAAAGTAATCCGTGACAGGGATCTTATTCCTGCGCTTCAACGTGGGGTTACTGATGCTTGGTTCTTAGATGACGATAACAAACGTGTCTGGTCATTTGTCCGTAAGCATTACGGCGAGTACAACGAAGTCCCAACTGCTGTAACAGTCAAAGATCACTATCCAAATTACAAAGTCTTAGATGTACAAGACTCAGTCGATTACTTACTTGACACGATGGTCGACTTCCGTCGGCGCATGCTCACTCGTCAAGGACTTGAGTCAGCCGTTGAGCAACTACAAAGCAACGATCATGATGCAGCCCTACTTGCTATGGAAGCAACGATTACCAAAGTCAATGAGCAGGGCGTACTTGGTACTCACGAAATAGATTTAACAAAGAACACAGAGGAACGTTACAAGGAATACCAAGCGCTACAGAATCAACAATTCCTAGGTATACCTACAGGCTTTGCAAAGATTGATGAAGCAACTGCAGGATTACAGGGGGGACAACTCATTACAATTATTGCACCACCAAAGACTGGTAAGTCACAGATTGCTTTGAAGATGGCTATCAATGTCCATCAACTTGGTAAGGTCCCAATGTTTCAGTCTTTTGAAATGAATAACCATGAGCAACAACAACGACACGATGCAATGCGTGCACACATATCTCATGGTCGTCTTCGTCGTGGAAAGTTACTACCAGCAGAAGAGAGCCGCTACATTGATGAACTCAACAAGATGGAAAGCGAAGAGTCATTCCACCTCGTAGATGCGGTTAATGGAATTACAGTCTCTGCCCTCGCTGCAAAGATTGCACAAACAAGTCCAGACATTGTTTTTGTAGATGGTGTGTACCTCATGCTTGACGAAGTAAGTGGTGAAATGAATACGCCACAGGCAATTACTAACGTGACTCGTGCACTTAAGAGACTTGCTCAGAAGATTAACAAGCCAATCATTATTACCACTCAGACACTTCTTTGGAAGATGCGTGCTGGTAAAGTAACTGCGGACTCAATTGGTTACTCATCATCCTTCTTCCAAGACTCAGATGTGATTCTTGGTCTAGAACCCGTAGAAGAAGATGAAGACATTCGTCTACTAAAGATTGTCGCAAGTCGTAACTGTGGCCCTAGCGAGACGGCATTGACATGGCGTTGGGATACTGGTTGTTTCCATGATGAAGATGAGATGTTGAAGTGTAAGTATTGTTCTGATTGGCAACAACCATGATTGATATTGAGAGAGT